AGGTAAGTTGAAGTATCGTAAAAGTCGGAAAACGGTTCAATGTAAAGTTTCTTTTGGTCGTACTTGTCGGGCATGATAAACAGGTTAAACATCCTAACCAAGTACATAAGAAAATCGGATTGCTTAATCTTTGGAATGATTGTTTGGTTCATATCCCAACTATCCCCAGGTTCCATTAATGGAGTGCCTTCAATTTGGTTTAACCAATAAGATTCGTTATTTATTCGGGTTACATCTGTAATATTTTGAGTAATCAAATAAACTACATCGTATTGATCACCTGCACTTGCAGTATCTTGAAGGAAAAAGCTTTGTGATTTTGTAGTATTTGCAGGCGTATTAAATCCAAAAACAACGTCAAAATTTGAACCAATTAAAATACCATTTTTTCTAATTCTACTCCTAACTAATACTTGACCAAAAGGGAGCGTACCACTTACACAAGTCGCATTTACATTTACTTGAAAATTGTAAGTTCTATCAGATGGGGCGGTGAATTTGTAAGTACTTGGATTATATGAACCACCATTGAAAAAAGGAGCGGGGGTATCTGTACCAAATTGGTAAACCGTGCTTGCAATAGTTCCAGTATATGTTAAATCAGTATTTTGGCCAATATAAAACAAGTTTGTTTGCGCTTGTTCGTTGGTAATATAAGGTTTTCCACTAACGCCGTACGGTACTATCAACTGCTTAAACCATTGCGACGTAAGGAAGTCACTTTCATAAGTAAATCCCGCACCGCTCACAATTTTATCGAGATACTTTTTTACCGAAATAGCGGGGTAAAAATCACCCGTAGTAAACACGTCTGCATAAGGTGCAGGGGCTTGGGTGCGTGTGAAACTCGCTTGACCGTAGTCGATAGCAGGGTAATAGTAATCATTGCCCGTACTGCCTACCGAATTAGTCCACGAATCCACAATATTAGGCGCATCCCATTCATGGTTCAACTCGCTGAAATCTAAGTCAGTCAATTCGCTATCGCCTAACTGCTTAAACAAGTTCACGTTTTCACCGTACAAACCAAGTTCGTAAGTCTTAAATTGGCCGTCACTCTTGATTGCCAATAATTGCGCAATCCCATTAAATACCTCAACACCGTTCTGCAACACGTAAGCATTTGCCCGCACGCTCGGATCAAATCCAATTACCCACTGATCGAAACGATAAATTGAACCAAACACGTTATCGTTGTGTGATGTTCCTGGCACTTCGATAGTTCTACTAACCGTTCCTTTGCGCTCTACGGGGTTTTCAATGTCAGTGATGGAATAGGTTAAGCGAATATCAATATCGTCGCTTAAATCAAGCCTTTGCCCGTCTATGTAAAGTTCTGTTATCATAATGGCATCGCTTCATCAAAGGTAAATTTGTAAGTCATGGTAAGCGTATGAAGTTGATCGAAGTCACGCTTCCAAACGTTGTAAGTCGTATCGGTTACCAAAATGGGAACTAACATCGGTGTTGGTGTACCGCTAACATCAAACACCATCTTAACCCATAAACGAGGGGAGCGCACCATTTCAGCTAACCACTCAAATTCCGCATCGGTTAACCAATCACTCATAACGGTAAACTCTTTCGAATAATCCACGCTCGCATTGAAACGGCTAAAACTGCTTTGAGTATATGAATAAGTTTCGCCCATCGTGAGCAATGGTTTGCTCGCTTCAATTCGTTGGATGCTCTGTCGTTCACGGTTAGGCTTGTTAAACACGTAACTATCTACCCCACCAAGTTGATTTTGAAAGTGTACTTCGGTAAGATTATAGCGTTGGCAGTTAGTATTCAAGAAAACAAAGTATTCAGCACTTTGCAAAGTCAAATCATTTGCAGCCTTGGAAAGCGTCAATGAGTAGTAACCTTCATCGAAAGGAAAGTCAACATCTCCAGAATTTGAATCGTTAGTGTATGCCCCCGGTATAATAAACACCTCGGCAGGCATGAATGGAACAGCTATTACACTATTTTCGTTAGGATCGCTCGCATTGTGATACCCGAAGTTCTTAGTTTCAAAATAAAATTCACGAATTATCGTACCACCTTTATCGTAATACCGATAACGAACGTAGTCAATATTGGCCACGGTTTCAATCGTGCATGGAACGTACAAGTAACCGCTTTGCATATATGCCAAATTTTGAGCAATGGCAGTTACTGATTGAGGTCGATTTGTTAGCAGTTGATGGATTGAAGGTGTTGAACTAACCACGTAATCATTAAAGTCGTACTGGGGAAAGGAAAGGCTATCAATTGCACCACAGTACAAAGTTCCTGTAAAATCGTACGTTGTAGCACTTGCACCCGTGTACTCTTCCGAAAATTCAACGGTGTAACTTCCCCACATATTTGGGCACTCAAAACCACGTCCTTCCTCAATGTCGGTATCAATTGTAATAAAATAACGTAATACCTCACGAATGTTGAAGTAACCGTAATCGTTTGTTGGATTTGGTGTAGTCTTCAACCTTGCAACTAAGTTTCCATTAAAGGAAACATCGGCCACGTATTTAAAGTTAGGTTGCGCCACGTTGGTACTCGACAAAACAAACGTAATTGGATTGCCCATCGTCGTAAATGTCTGCGGATTTGATTCTATCGTTATTGCCATATCATTTAAAAATCACTGCGGTCATCGCTTGGGCTGTAAATTCTGCAACCCTTTGCGCTAAATCATTTAATCGGTTTTCGGTAAGTGTTGGTTCAACGAATGGGTGTGCATACGTTCCCTTTTTGTAAATGCTTCTACGTACACGGGAAGCCAAAGAATAAACATCATTTTTACCCGTGGCCATCGCTTTGAATTGTACCCATTTCACCATATCCTCCAACCTTGGGTACTCCTTAACGGTAAATGGGGAGTTAGGGGCTTTTGAACTGCTTTCCGTACCACGTTGCCCGTACTCCAACGTCTTCCAGTATGCAGGGGCTTCGATTTCAACTTCGTAACCTTTTCCAAACCTTTTAATCGGTGCAACGATTAACGACTGCTGTAAGTTACCCGTCGCACGGCTTTTGTTTGCATCAATCTGTTTTCTAAAAAGTTCGATTTGCTCATTACACCAATCGACGATTTCCTTTTCAACACCTTCAAAAGCTTGGTCAACGTCGGTAGTGCCAAACCCACCAACCGCAGGATTGAACGCACCACTCACATCGTTGAACTCGATAAATGCCATACTTATTAAATGGGTAAATCAAAAAAGTTACCCATTGGCTCGACGCTTTATTTCAAATGCCTCATGTTTGCTTTTTTCTACTTGGTAACTTGCATAGTTCAGGAACTCCATCGCTGGCAATTCAAATACTTCATTCCATTTAAGAACATCGCTATTCGCTAACCTATCAATTACGACAATCCACCCGTAACGCTCGGTGAATCCTGTTCCAAGGTCAGGGCTTCCATTTCCGCCTTCAACGTCTGAATTTCCCGATCCAAATAGGTTGGTAAATCTTCGAGCAACTTCACCCAACTGGCCAAAAAAAAAGCGGACAACCCCAATGCTTCAACCGCTAACATCTTTTCCTTCACCAACGTCGCACGCTTTGCATGATCTTTCCCGTTGTACTTTTTAGGAAAATATCCGAACTTCGTTTCACGCAAAAGCGATGCAACGCACAAATGCAAGTTCTTTACTCCGTCTTCTTTTGTCTTATTCCACTCACTTATTTCTACGAACTGAGCGGTATTTATTTCGTCAAAGAACCTTGTAACGTAATAACGCTTTCCGTCAATCTTTACGAATGATTTAAACGGTTTAAACGGTTCTTTCTCTAACTGCTTTGCAATGGCTTCGTATCGCTTGCGTAAGTCAATCAACGGGTAATTATCCACCGCATCGAAACCGTTACCCTCAACGATAGCTACAACTGAACGCATATACTCCCACCCTTCCAAGTGGTTGAGGTCGGCTAAAAGTTGGTATTGGCCAACCGTTAATTTTTTCCAAATGTTATTGTATCGCATATTTTCCCCTATTTTTTTCTGCTAATTTATTTAACGCTAAATACCTCAAAGCATCCATGCCGTGGTTGAATGAATCAATGGGTACGTTGGTGGCGTTCCCGTCTTTTTCCTTCCATTTGTAAGCGTTCAATTCTTTGAGTATGTTACTGGACCTATTCGTTACATTAAAGCGAAAACGTTTCAATATATCAATCCCGTTTAGTATGCTATCTTTCCCTTTATTAGCACCCTCTATTCGCCATCCCATTCGCCTAAGTTCTTCTATGCTTTTCGGTTCAGCGGAATCCGCTACAATGGTAACGCTCCTATCAACTGCACAACTGGTCATAAAAAGGCTAATATCTTGGTTTGTGAGTCCTTTATGGTACATTACCTCGTCAATGATTAACTCACCGTTGTAACGGTACACTCCAACCACTGCGGTCGGGTCGTTAGTAAATCCGAAGTCCATGCCGTACCCAATCAACTGAGCATCGCTTGGTATCGTTCCAATCGTGCCCCAATTACGGTAGATTAACCCTTCAATCTTTCCAGTCATCCCACGGGCGTACACCTTCCAAAGTTCCTCATCCTCGCTCCTGATCGCTTCGATTTTCTTACGAATGATATCGGGTAAAAACGGGTTATGTCTGTGGTCGGAAATGATCAACTCAACGCCTTCCTTCCCAATTAATTTATCATGCACCCAAAACCGAGCGTTAGGGTTGTAGTCAATAAACACTTTCTTCTTTGTACGCATTGCAAGCTCGGAGTAAATTTCATAACTAATACCATTCGCTTCGTTTAAAAAGAAATAGTCACGTTTTCCGCTCTTTGCATCCTGAGAATCTTGATAGCTTTTGAATTCTATGATTGATCCGTTGTGGAACGTGTAGATACGATCGCTCGCATTGTACCCTTTAATCCAACTTTGAATATCAGGCGAACTCGCTACAATCGTTTGCATATCCCTGAGCGCACCGCTTTTAAGGTTTGGCACGTCTTGACCTACAACGCTAATCACTTGGTCATTTTCTCCGATGGCTTTCAAGCATAGCACCTGTAATATCGAGTAAGTTTTGCCCGAACTTGTACCGCCTTGGTTAACGATAACCTCAGCAGTCGAATTGTAATTGCGATCGAATATGACAGACGTTTGAAACATCAATCGAGAATAATTGCATCCTCACTATTTGAAAGCGGTGTAACACTTTGAACCAACCCAATCTGAATTTCGGCCTTTGGTAGGCTCACAGTAGTATCAACCGTTTCCTTCGGTTTACCGTACACCCTATCCATCAACACCTCGATCAAGTGAATTGAACCACGCTCGTAATCCCGTTGTGCTTTTTTTGCAATCATTGAAATCCAAAACGGTACGTCGTCACTCTTTGCATAATCCATCAACTGCGTACGGGTCATTCCAAGTATTCCAGTAATGATTTCATTCGCTTGGGAATGGCTTAACCTAACGTTGAACTCTTGTAGGAAGGTATCTTTAATTACGTTTTTCAATAGCTTTGGCCTTCCATTTCGGTTGATGTTTTCGGAATTAGTATCGAACCCGTTTTTAGGTGCTTTACCTTTTAGTTTTTCTCCACTTGGCATACTCCGTTTATTTTAATGGTTAACGATGGGTCTATTTTTTTCATGCGGTCAATAATGACTTGGCAATACTTTGGGTCGAGTTCCATCCCATAGCATTTACGTTTAAGTTGGTGGGATGCTACCATGGTTGAACCTGAACCTAAAAAGAAATCCAAAACTAAACCACCATCGGGGCAACTGCTTTTAATTGCTCGCTCGCACAATGGTATTGGCTTTGGTGTTGCATGACCTCCTTCAATTCCCGTTTTTTTGTGACGCTCAAAGTTCCAAACATTGTTCATATTATCGTGCGTATTATTAAAATATGCACGGGTTGAATAAAATTCCTTTTTGATTTCGTCGTATTCCTTTTTGATTTCGTCGTATTCCTTTTTGATTTCGTCGTATTCCTTTAAAAATGCTTTCCCATTAGCTTCTTTTTTCATTGAATCATAGTGCTCACGTGTTGGGAAAAACCATTGACTTTTTGCGAAATAATGCGAGGCAGAAGATTTGCCAGTTATTTCGATGATCTTACTTATATTCCATCCAAGTTTATTTTTTTCACTAATAAAATAATCCCGAATCGAATCCCAACCTTCATAATAATTTTCGGCACTATCATTAAACCCTTGAACTCCCAACATGACAAACAAACACTTTTCGTCTGCTATTGGGAACATTCTATAACTTTCAGTTGTTTGGCCTTGTCCGTAACCTTTATTCCAAGTTAATAAATTTCTGAAAGTTGCTTTGTTTTGTGAAACATACGGCTTAATAATATTTGAATAAATATCCATTAATGGTTCATCAATACCCCAACAATACCAACTTCCGTTTTCTTTAATGTGCATAAATTGAACAGAAATCCAGTCACGATTAAAGTCAAGTAAATCGTTGAAATTTAGATTGTCATTTAATACCCCTTCGTTTTCTTTTTTCATTCCGTAAGGTGGGTCATTGTGAGCCATGTCAGCTTTTTCCCCATTCATTAACCGAGCAACTTGGTCGCTATCCGTACTATCCCCACAAAGCAAACGATGCTCACCTATTTCGATTAAATCACCCAACACAATATCCGTTTCAATTCCATCTTCCGAAACTTCAAAGTCATCCTCAACCGCTTCCATTTCTACAAACGAATCAGTCGGTAAATCCAATCCCCACTCCGTAAGTTCTTCGGCATCCCAATTACTTGCAAGGTCTTCCCAATCCCATTCACCAAACCCAACATTGTCCTTAATGATAAACTCCTTTTGTTGTTCTTCGGTTAGGTCTTCGGCTTTGATCACTGGAACTTCTTTCAACCCTGCTTCCTTGCACGCCTTCAATCTCATGTTACCACCCAAAACAATCCCGTCAGAATTCACAACGATCGGACGTAATTCCAACATCTCAGGAAAGTCCTGAATCGACTTCACCAACTTTTTAAACTTATCGTCTTTAATTACCCTTGGATTGTTTGGGTTCGCTTTAACCTCCGATACTTTCCACTTTTCAATCTTCATACTTCTATTTTGTTAACGATTTCTTTTAGCTTATTCATGCACATAAGCTTTAATTCGTAATCGGTCGCACCGCCAACGCTCACATGGTCGGCAGTTTCTGCAATATCCATTAGCAAGTTAGCAATGGAAGCATACAACTCCACCGCACTAATTGCCTGATCAATTACGTCGGGTTGTTTTTCCTCGGTCATATTTGAAACGCTTTAACATCCGTACCTTTCAACGCATCGATTACGTCGATATTGTTATCGTAAAACATACGCAAACCAAGCGATGTTATCTTTTCAACCTTTGCTTTATTGCTTCCAGTTGCAAACACATGGCTCGGACTTATTCCTAACTCTTTCGCCTTTGCGAGCATATCACTGCCTACTTCGTGCCTTGCTGAAACGATATACAATTCGTTGTTTGGGCTATTTCTAAACCTCGCTACTCGCATTCCCTTTTCAGTCGTTAGCGTATCGTCGAAATCAAAACCTACTTTCATACGTCCAATTCTTTAAGCTTTGATTCACTCCAACGAAGGCCAGCTAAACCACCCCAAAGAAGGTAGGAAATGTAACCGCAATCGGTAGGCTTTCCCGTTTCGTAGTACGTCTTTGCACGGCTCAAATAGGAGTACATTCGTTTGATCGTTGAAACGCTTAACGGTTCACCATTTGCAAGCTGTTGCGCTCGAACCTTACCCACCTGAGTGGCGCATTTGTTACCCTCTTTGTCGTTCAGTTCAATACCTCGCTTTGCATTGTTCTTCACTGCTTCGGGGTAATCAGAATGGCTTTCGAACTTTGCGTAACTTTCCTTACGGCTCAAAGCGTTGCAAACCGCTAACCGTTGAATGGGGTCTTCATACTCCGTCTTCATGACCGTGTTGATCATGCAACGATCCATGAACTCACTTTTTGTTTCGTCTTGGTTTCTTTTCGGTAGTGGCATCGGTTGTTTGTTTAGTGTTCACAATTTCGGTCGGTTCACTTTCCGTGAACACAGCTTTACCAATCGCATCGTTTGCTTCTTTCATAGCTTGCAAATGGATAGCTTGATGTCTTAGGTCTAATTCAGCATCGTAGTGGTTCATGATCGTCGAGAATGCGTTAACGGTGCAGGCCTGGCATCCACCCGTCCAACGTTTACCCATAACCTCACTCCATACCCCACCCATTAACGCTACCTGTTCAGCACTCAGGCGCAAGGTCTTTTCATTTTGAAACTGTACCCATTTTGGATACAATGGTTCTAACCGCTTTAACTGTTCGTCGGTCATTTTGTTAGCTATTTTCATATTTCTTTAATTCACGTCGTAAATAATAAATTGCTTTAATCAAATCCTCTTTTGGGTTTTCGTGTTTGTAGTTTGCCCTTGCGGTGTATTTAATCACGTTACCTAAGTTGAAGTTCAACTCAAAGGCATCGATTAAGTCAATCGGTTGCACCTTCCTATCGTAGTGTTCGGGATTCATCGGTAAATCCTATCGATTAAAAAGTAAGCAATGATGCAAGCGATAAAACCGCACCCAATCGAATAAGCAAATAGGCTCAACACTGGAAGGCTAACGGTAGCAAAGAATGAAGCAACCGCAGTCCAAAACGAAAGGCATACAAAGCAATTGAACGGCTTGAACCCAATCTTATCGCCAATACCCGTTAGCTTGGTAATCGTTACCCCCGCACACGCAGAGAAAAACGCTATAAATAATATTTGTAAGTAAATCATTTCAATTTCTTTTTTAATTTGTCTTTAACCGTGTTAATGGTCAATCTTATACTGTTGTATGGTATCGTGGTTGATGTGCTAATACGTCGCATATTTTTGGCTTCTACGTAAACCATGAACAGGTTACGCTCGTACCAATGCAGTTCGGCTATTGCATCCTTAATCGCTTCCATTTGCTTACTCGTTTGAACCTCACTTTCATGGTCGTATATTTCTGCAATCACTTCAACACGGCTCCAGTCAACGTCAACACGCAACAAACGGTCACGGTACTTTTGATCCCACAACGAACCCTTACCCAAAAACAAACGGTAAATAAGTGAAAGCACGTACCACCGATGACCTCCCGAATGCCAAACCTCCCACAACTTAACTTCCTCTTTTTCCAGTAACGCAAGTAGCATTTCTTGGTATAGGTCTTCACCATCGAAGTGCGTACCCCTCACAATGTCGTAACATGATTTACGATAGCTTTGGTGTTGGAGTACGTCTGCGATCAGTGGGTGCATACTTATTGAATGGGATTTCTTAGAAAGGTAACCCTTCATCGTCAGGCGTCCAACCTGATTTTGTTAGTGCGGGGTGGATTTCGCTCGGGGCTTGCATGGGTGCATCTTTCGCCTTCCATTTTACCCAATGGGTTGCTTTGCTCTTTTGGTCAACCTCTTTGCGTTGTCCTACAAATACCTCGATGTCCCCGTATTGGTTGGTGGGTAAGTCGAGCAAATCTTGTTTTTTCAGTTGAACCTTTACCCCGTACTGGTTCGCCCAACCTTTGCCTACATACTTTTCGTTTTCCATATTTTTAAATGTTTGAATAAATCGCTTGAAAATCAGGGTTGATGTAATTACGCTCTTTTTCTCTCCTATCCCTAACGTAATTCAATCGCATTAAATATCCTCCAATTGGTTTGCCATACGCACCCCGTTCGATGTGCCAACCGAAAGCTCCGTCCGTAAACTCGTCTTTGTAGGTTGAGGTTCTGATATCGTGTTGGATGCGTTGTTTCACTTCGTAAGGTGCAACCACTTGCAAAGCTTCTTTAATATTTATGTGGTGGTAAAGTTCGTGAACGTGCCCCATCCAAAGAACGTCTGCACCGTCAACTTGTGCCCCCATCCTTTGATGTTGGATTACTCCCTTTGTTACTACCCCACCTCCCCCGTGGCCGTGATGGTATTTCATTTTGAAGTTTAGGTACGTTTTAGCATCGTCCCGTCGATGTACGTTGAACACGATCCACCCAGCGTATCCACCATTCAGAACGTTTGCTCCCGTTTTGTAATTCAGCAAAGAAACGAACCGCTCGGTGAGGTCTATTTCGTGGCGTTTACTCACTGCGGTTTCGTGGTTACCGTACCCTACAAAAAGTAAATGGTGAGCGTACTTCGCCCACCATTCAACTGCCTCGTTAACAACCAAGTCAAAGTAATTACCGCCTTGATGCTCTGGACGAATATCGTCTTTGCTCGCACGTTTGTCGTACTTTCCTTGCATGATACAAAAGAAGTCGCCATTGATCAGGATTTTCGCTCCCAGGTTAATGGCTTTCTCGATGTGATCTTCAAGTAGGTCACGCCTACATTTCGGGTGATCAAAGTGAAGATCGGATAGCATTAAGAACTGGTCACCGTCTTTGCATCGGATTGATACGATATTACGCCCGTGCTTAGTTGTTTCCATGGTTAGAGTATTAATCTTTGCTTCACCTCGTCTACCGTCTGATCGGCATAACCTAACCGATAGGCTAAAAGGTGGGTATTTGTTAAAAACGATTCGAGGTCTTTAATCGTTCCAGTGTACGGAAACTCCACGTTGATTGTTGTGGTTTCCTCGTTCGTTGCGATTGCAACGGTGATGGTGATTGTTTCATTCATAATTTTGGTTTTTATGGGTTAATGAATTGTTTATCGTTTAGTTATGCGATAACTTAAATTATCGTTCAGTTTTTATTTAATGATTGAAAGATAATACTTTGCGTCTTTACTTTCGCTTTCTTCGTAGTTTTTTAACAAGATATTTTTGAACCTCAATAGGTCCGCCTTGTCTATTTTTTTGGACTCCAAGAAAGATTTGTGATAGGGTCGGAATGCTAACTTGGATGCAAAGGTGTGGATGGTTTGGGATATTTGGATTAGTTCCTCTTTGATTTCAATAAACCGC